TGACTAAATGCACCACCGATGTTATTTTCAAAACTAATTAAATTTGAAATGCTATCAGTTACTTGGCTTACTTGATTTTTGATATCATCAATTATACCTTGTCCTAAGTTACCTAGATTAATTGCTTCGATGTTGTTTGCAATCTGACCTAAAATACCGCCGCCTTGAAATGCATTAGTGTTAAACCCACCAGGACCAATACATGCACACACATCATCTGGCAAAATTCCACCAATCGAATCAATGATTGACTTGCCTGCGCCTAGGAAGCTACCAAACGCACGTTCTAATAGGTTAGGGATCGCAATAGGATCTACAGGTACTGCACAGAAGTTGATTAAATTAGCAACTTGTTGAGCTTCACCCAATACACTATTAAGCCGACCTAAAATATCGTCAATCTTAGTATGATCCATGAAGCTTTCTAGACCAGCTTGTAACTGACCTAGTGCCGCTGCTAGTTCTGCTTGTAAATTAGGTATGCCTAACAACTCATTTAAGTTTGCATGTAAACAAAGTTGTAAATTTGGAAGTTTAAATCCGTTACCTGCCAATACGCTACATAGTAGTTCTCTTAGTGTGAAACTATATTCTGCAGTGCCAACAATGCGAAGTGCATCAGTTCCTTCTGAAAAGGTACCACCGAGATGATGTCTGCCGTCTAAGTATTCGCTTGCATTTTGCAAACCTGCTTTAAAATCTGTCAATCCTGTCATATCAACCGCCCCCTGCTCTTACATTTGGACTTGCACTGCTAGCCTTTGGGTTGCAATGTGCGCCGCCGGGTATAGGGCATTCTCTATCAGGAGAAGCTGGGTCATTTAGGATAATAACTGATTTACCACCTACTCTAACTTTGCCAGCAGTTTGTGTTGCTCGTAATGCACCGCCGCCGTGTGTATTAGTATCACCCTCAACACTAATAAATCTACCGTTAACTCTAACGGTTCCTGAAGTTGTGACAGTCGTTGCGCCACAACTTCTCGCATCTTGTTGTCTATGTATGAAGTTTGTCATACATATATTTATTAGAGCATAAAACCTGCCGATGCTGCAACAATACCAGTTGTGGATTGTGTGTAACTATCTGCAATTTCTTTAGCTGGCGTGGTCATGCCAACTACTGCACTTTTATTGATAACAATAGGCTTAGGATCTTTTGGGCTAAGACTCATTAGCCAAGGGATAAGTACCGGCTGTCCTGTTTGTGGATGCATAGTAAACACTAATGGTCTGGAGATACTATAAGCGGTAAGATCCGGTTCCACTAATTTTGTAATAATTTCTTCGCCTGTTATAAGTTTAATAACAACAACGTCGCCTGATTTAAACGCTTGTACTGATAACATCAATTTTTTCCATATTCTGTTTTACTTCTGTAGGATCCATTTTACTCAATGCAATCCCCCCGCCTGCAACAAGGACTTTTCCTTTGTAATAGATTTGAGGAACAGTTCTGTGTCCCTGCTTAACAATCCAATCACGCTTTTCTTTGTCCAAGTCAATTCTAACTTCTTCAAATTCAAAATTATTCTTTGTTAGGTAGTCCTTTGCAACTGTGCAATACCCGCACCCTGCTTTGCTGTATACTGTAATCATAAACTAAACCCTTTAAATGTGTTACTATCCACATCTTGTTTAACTGCGCCAATTGTATAGCTTGAAATTTCAGTTTCTTGTGGTGCTACTTGAACATCAGAACCAGCAATCCATTTTTGTGTCCACGGCAATGGGTTGTTTGATTGGTTGTATACCTTTGGCAAACTAACACTAACCATACGCCGTGCTGCAATATATTCAATGTATTCACAAAGCAGTCGATTGTTCAAGCCTAGCATACTACCATCTTTAAACAAATAGTTAGCCCATGCTTTTTCTTGCTCAACTGCGTCTACGAACATTTTAACACACTCTGCTTCCGTTTCCGCTGCAATCTTATCAAAATCACTGTCATCTTTACGCAACGTTTTTAGAAGAAGTTGTGTACTGCCTAAGTGCAAATTCTCATCACGAGCAATTAGCTTGATGATCTTTGCATTACCTTCCATCTTTTTAAGTTCAGCAAATGCCCAACTGCAGGCAAAGCTAACATAAAAACGAACACCTTCTAGAATGTTAACACTCATAAGTGCAAGCCATAGTTTTTTCTTTAGTTCGTATAGATCAACTACAACTGATTTTCCGTTTACTGTGTGTGTGCCCGCTCCTAGCAAATTATACCAACTTGCTAGTTCAATCAAATCATCATAGTTTTTGCTAATGTCCTCTGCACAATCTGCAATCTCTGCAATGTCTAACAGCTCATCAAAGATTTTGCTAGGGTTGCTATAGATGTTACGGATGATATGTGTGTAACTACGACTGTGAATAGTTTCACTAAATGTCCAAGTAGTGATCCAGTTTTCAAGTTCTGGCAAACTTACAATTGGACCAAATGCAACTACAGGCGCACGACCCTGAACGCTGTCCAGTAAGATTTGACGCTTTAGGTTACTGGTAAAAATGTGCTGTTCATGCTCAGTCAGTGCTTTGAAATCTTTGCTATCTTTCATAACGTCGATTTCCTCGGGTCTCCAAAAGAACCCTAGCTGCTTATCAGTAAACTTGTCAAACGCAGGGTACTTTAGTGTATCGTAACGTTGAATGGTGACCCCACCATTGGGATCCAAGAATGCTTTGGACTCAGTATGGTTTGATTTGTTTTTTGTATCAAATACACTACTCATTATTATTCCTTAAATTGTACAAGAATCACACGCTTCTGCGTCAGATAGTTCGATGTTATCTTCTAATACTATAGTAGATTGGGCGAACTTGTCAATGTCTACTTCGCCTGCGCCGTCATATGTGTTGAAATAATATAACTGCTTTCCGCCATATTTGTAGAACATCATCAAATGCTGCAACATAGTACTCATCGGAATCTTTTCATCTTCAAAGAACTGCGGGTTATAGCTTGTGTTAACACTAATGCCTTGGTCAATATACTTTTGCAATACTGCCATAATCTTCAAGTAACCTTCTGGACTTTTCTGGTCCCACAGCAGTTCGTATTTGTTTTTAAGTTTGTGTATACCAGGTACTACTTGCTTTAAAACACCGTGCTTGCTTTGTTTAACGCTTACTAAGCTACGTGGCGGTTCAATACCATTAGTAGCATTGCTGATCTGTGCTGACGTTTCTGCGGGCATCAATGCCATTAGTGTGCTGTTACGAATACCAGTTTCACGCAACTGCTTGCGTAGTCCATTCCAATCCATACGCTCCTGCGGTGCAACTAGTTCATCAACATCACGCTTGTAAGTATCAATAGGGAGAACACCGTCACTATAACGTGTTTGGTCATTCCAAAGACATGCACCTTGCTCTGCTGCTAGTTCAGCACTTGCTTTAATCAAGTAGTAACTCCACGCCTCTGCGTATTCGTCGATCATTGCTAGATTTGGATTGCTGTAAGTCATATCATTCTTAGCCATCCAATACGCAAGATTGATAATGCCCACACCAAGAGGACGTCTACCCATTGTAGCACGTTCTGCTGCTTTGACAGGGTAGCTTTGATACGTTAGTAATGCATCAAGTCCACGCACAGCCAAACGGCAAATGCGTTCAAAATCGCTAGGCTTTTTAATGTTACCCCAGTTAATAGCACTGAGTGTGCATAGTGCAATCTCACCTTCCATATCATTAAAGTCATTTAATGGTTTGGTCGGGAGGTTAATTTCACAGCATAGGTTGCTTTGTTTAATTGGTGCCACTTCTGGTTTAAATGCACCATGACTGTTAGCATGGTCCACATTCATTAAGTAAATGCGACCAGTGTCTTTACGCTCGCCCATAAATGAACTAAACAGTTCTAATGCACTAATTACTTTTTTGCGTAGACGTGTGTTGCGTTCTGCAGTTTCGTATAGTTCTTTAAAACGATCTTGGTCAGCAAAGAACGCTTCATATAGTCCAGGTACATCTGCAGGACTAAACAATGTAATGTTGCCGCCTTGGATTAAACGTTCATACATAAGTTTGTTGAACTGCACACCATAGTCCATGTGGCGAACACGGTTATCTTCGATGCCTTTGTTGTTTTTGAGAACAAGCAAATCTTCTACTTCGTAATGCCAAACAGGATAATAAAGTGTTGCAGCGCCGTTACGCACACCACCCTGGCTACAAGAACGTGTTGCTGCTTGGAACATTTTATAGAAAGGAATCACACCAGTGTGATAAGCATCTCCTTTACGTATGGGCGAACCAATAGCACGGATACTGCCTGCACCGATACCAATGCCTGCTTTTTGCGAAACATACTTAACAATACTGCTAGTGGTGGCATTAATGCTGTCTAAACTATCACCTGTTTCAATTAATACGCAACTCGAAAACTGTCGCTGTGGTGTACGCACACCAGCCATAACAGGAGTTGGCAAACTAACATCATGCAAGCTAACAGCATCGTAATAATCTTTTACCCAACGCATACGTGTTTCTTTAGGATAGTTATTGAACAATGTTGCTGCAATAAGCATGTATGCCATTTGTGGCGTTTCTTTAATTTCTCCAGTAACACGGTTTTGCACTAGATACTTGCCACGCCATTGTTCCATGCTAACATATGTTAGACTTTCGTCACGCTCATGTTTAACGTAGGTGTTAAGTTCGTTCCATTCTTCTTCAGTATATGATGTGATTAGTTCAGGATCATAAAATCCTTCTTTGGTATTCTTTTTTACAAGTTCTAGGATGTGACATGGTTCGTAAGTTCCATATACCATTTTGCGTAGGTGATATACAATTAGTCTACCTGCAACTGATTGGTAGTTTGGATTTTCTTCATTAATTAAATCTGCAGCACTTTTAATAAGTGTTTCTTGGATATCATTACTAGTGATACCGTTGTAAAACTGTAAACTACTTTTGATTTCAACTTCGCTTGGACTAACTCCATTCACGCCTTCACACGCATGGAATACTACTTTGTGTAGTTTGTCTAAGTTGATGTTTTCTTTAGTGCCGTCTCGTTTAGTTATTTGAATATTGCTCATCACGTCTGCTTTCTTAAAATATGATACAGGCCCAGTCATGTCAATGCTAGGTCTTTTATTGTTGTTGTTTTACGATATCTTGGATTGAAACTCGGTAACTTATCGAACAGTCCTTGCTCGGAAAAGTACTTATCTCGCCTAAATTGAAATTAAGCAAGTGTTTATTGTCAATCAATGCACATAGTCTTTGAAAACTACTGCCAGGACAAGTAACATATACTAGCTCATTTGCTATGTCAGGATTAGCGTAATAGATTGTATAGCTCATACCAAGTGCTAAACTGTTTTCACAGAAGTCGCCTTGATGTAGCATTTCCCATGGTGTGGGCCATTGGGCTGCATTTACCGGATCAATAGTAATACTAATCAACGGCGCTGATACCCACCAGCTTACCACTGTTTTGCAGACTTCATACGTGTCATTTATGTTAAGGCGTTGCCTAAATTCTCTCCATTGGCTCAAACGGCTGCTGGGAGAATCGAACCAAGCCCTATGCTTTAATTGCTGTTCCAAAGTTGATATGTATATTTGAATTTTGAGATTAAGGTGTCTGCGTCAGTATACATTAGCTTTAATGTATTTGCAGTGGCAGTGTTTAAGCTAAAGGTAATACCAATGCTTGCTGTTCCTGTAAAGTTGTCGTCGATTGCAACTGTGCCTGTACTTTGGTCTAGTGCAAACCGCAGTTGTCCAATTCTAACACCAACAGTGCTTTCAAGTGTATAGTCCATTATACAAGCATTGTATTGGGTAGTATCAAATTGAAATCCAGTTGCTGCAGCAACACCGCCAGCAGCTAAACTAAGACTACTCGGACGAGTAATGTCTTTGTCAATCTCAAGTTCA